ACCACTTAGAGAAGTAATTTTACCTAACGTTGCAAGTATTACCACTGAGTCAGTTGATGACGGTAAAGGTGGTAAGGACTTGTACATGGAAGGTATCTTCATTCAGGGTGGTGTGAAAAACCAAAACCAAAGAGTATATCCAGTAAATGAAATTGCAAATGCAGTGAAGTCGTTGCAAGAGAAAATTACTAAGGGTTATACTGTTTTAGGTGAGGCAGATCACCCTGACGATTTAAATATTAACCTAGACCGTGTCAGTCATATGATTACAAATATTCATATGAATGAAAGAGACGGTATTGGTAAATTAAAAATGTTACCCACTCCCATGGGTAATATATGTAAAACGTTACTAGAAAGTGGCGTTAAGTTAGGTGTCAGCTCAAGAGGCAGCGGCAACGTTGATGGAAGCGGAAACGTATCAGATTTTGAGATCGTTACAGTAGATATTGTAGCAAATCCAAGTGCTCCTGATGCATATCCAGATCCAATTTATGAACAGATTATGAACCACCGTAGAGGTGGTACAATTTGGGACGTTGCAACTGCGGTAAAGCATGATAATCGAGCTCAAAAATACCTCCAATCAGAGGTAGTCAACTTCATCAAGGACCTAGGGAGAGATTAAATGGCTCAAGAAATTGATAAAATTCTCGGCTCTGAGGTACTTTCTGAAGATGTGAAGAACGGTATCAACGAAGCATTTGAAGCACGTATTGCTGAGGCACGTGAAGAAATCACCGCAGAATTGCGTGAGGAATTTGCAGGCCGCTACGAAAACGATAAAGCGCAAATCGTAGAAGCAATGGATGCAATGCTAAATGATACGATTAAAGTAGAACTAGAAGAGTTTGCTCAAGATAAGAGCAAACTAGCAGAAGACCGTGTTGCTTATAAAAAAGCAATCAAAGAACATGCTAAACTTCTAGACACATTTATTATGTCTACTTTAAAAGAAGAAATCGCAGAACTCAGAGAGGATCGTGAAGCACAGAAAGCAAACTTTGGAAAGCTAGAAGAATTTGTTCTTTCACAGCTAACCAATGAGCTAAACGAATTCCATGAAGACAAACGTTCACTAGTTGAACAAAAAGTTAAAATGGTAACCGAAGGCAAGAAAGTAATTGCTGAAGCCCGTGCTACTTTTGTTAAAAATGCAGCAGAAAAAGTTGAAAAAATCGTTGAAAGTACTCTTAAAGGCGAACTAACAGCCCTTAAAGAAGACATTCAAGCAGCTAAAGAAAATAACTTTGGTCGTAAGATTTTCGAAACATTTGCAGCTGAATTTATGACAAGTACACTAGCTGAAGGCACACAAGTTGCGAAACTAAATCGTACAATGGATGAACTAAAATCTAAATTGGACGAAAGCGAAAAGGCCCTTGCAGAAAAAGATGTAGCTATTATGGAAGCTAAACGTGATGCTAAGATTGCAAAAGATCTTACAGACCGTAAAGCTGTAATGAGTGAAATGATGGCTCCATTAAGCAAGGATCAAAAAGAAATCATGGGTGCACTACTAGAAAGCGTGAAAACAGAAAAACTACGTGATGCATTCAATAAGTATCTTCCAAATGTATTAAAAGAAGATGTACAGGTTTCTAAAAAAGAAAAGGCAAAGCTCACCGAAAACACAAAAGTGGTAACTGGTGATAAAGCAAGCCAACCAGAGGTTGGTAAATCTGCCGAAATTATTAATTTAAAAAAATTAGCCGGAATTAGCTAAGGAGAAAGATAATGGCAAACCTATTTGAAAATTGGTCAGCTACCAAAGAAGCTCTTACAGACGGTTTGGCAGGTAACAAAAAGACTGTAATGGACACTGTTCTTGAAAACACAAAAGCAGCACTTACTGAAAGTGCAACTGCTGGTGCTACTCAAGCAGGTAACGTTGCAACTCTTAACAAAGTTATCCTACCAGTTATCCGCCGTGTTATGCCAACAGTTATTGCAAACGAACTAGTTGGTGTACAACCAATGACTGGCCCAGTTGGTCAGATCCACACACTACGTGTGCGTTATGCAGAAGCAGCAACAGGTGTTTCAGCTGGTGATGAAGCCCTAAGCCCATTTGCAATTGCAAACGGTTACTCAGGTAACGACAGCACAGGTAAAGCAGACGCAACAGCTACACTAGAAGGTGCAGCTGGACGTAAACTAAGCATCCAGATCTTGAAACAGACTGTTGAAGCGAAATCACGCAAGCTATCAGCTCGCTGGACTTTCGAAGCAGCTCAAGACGCACAAGCGATGCATGGTCTAGACGTTGAAGCAGAAATCATGGCAGCACTTGCTCAAGAGATTACTGCTGAAATCGATCAAGAGATCATCGGTAGCCTAAGCACACTTGCAGGTACAGCTGGTTCAACATTTGACCAGTCTGGTGTAAGCGGTACAGCTACATTCGTTGGTGACGAGCATGCAGCTCTAGCAGTTCTAATCAACAAAGCAGCTAACGACATCGCGGCACGTACACGCCGTGGCGCAGGTAACTGGGCAGTTGTTAGCCCAAGTGTACTAACAGTTCTACAAAGTGCGACAACAAGCGCATTTGCACGTACAACTGAAGGTCCATTTGAAGCACCAACAAACACAAAACTAGTTGGTACTCTAAACAACACAATGAAAGTATATGTCAACCAGTATGCAGCAAATGATGACGTACTAGTTGGTTATAAAGGTTCAAGTGAAGCGGATGCGGCTGCATTCTACTGCCCATACGTACCACTAATGAGCTCAGGAACAGTTCTTGATCCTGATACTTTCGAGCCAGTTGTTAGCTTCATGACACGTTACGGTTATGTCGAACTAAACAACACAGCAAGCTCACTAGGTAACGCAGGCGATTACCTAAACAAAATTGCTGTTACAACTTCAGCACTATCATTCAGCTAATAGTTGTTTTGATAGCGGAGACGCTAACTGCCCAGGCTTTCGAGCCTGGGTTTTTCTTTTTGTGTTAAACTGATAAATATTTGCATACAGGGGAATAAAAAATGACAACTTATTTCAAACAAGGATTAGATGTAACAGGTAACATATCGTTATCTGGTGATATTAGTATTGGTGGCAATGCATATGGCGGTGACAGTGATACTGACAGCGTAACATTTACTGCTGATATTACAAGTAACATTTTGCCAGACGCAAGTTTAACATACAATTTAGGTATTAACTCAAAACAGTGGAATGAACTTCACGTTAATAACATTTATGCTGCAAATGAAATGACAGTAGGCGGCGATGTTACTATAACTGGTATAACAAATATTACAGGTGATACTACTATAACTGGTAACCTTGAAGTTAGTGGTACAGTTAGAAGTCCAAGTCCAGATGAGCATTTACTAGGCGAAGTTGTCATTAACACAGATCAAATTAGTACTAATACTGGATTTGAACTTAAACTTAGTAGCCCCACAAACCTTGTACTAGAACCAACTGATAATATTTGGATCAGTCAAGGAACAAAACTTATCTTTGAAGGCACTGCTCCTGATGATTTTGAAATTAAATTACAAGCAACTGCCGTTACAGCAGACAGAGAAATAATCTTACCAGATGCTGGTGGTACACTAGCATTACAGAGTTTTGTAACTGATTATATTAGTGGTACAGGAAACACACTTGGTGATTGGACTGTTGTAAACAGCGGAGGCACACTATACTTTAAACACAATGGCGTTAATAAAATGTCATTAGATTCAAGTGGAAACCTTACAGTTGTAGGTGATATTACAGCCTTTGGAACACTATAATGCCTTTACAAACTTCTGGACCAATTTCAGCTTCACAAATTAGAGACGAGTTTGGCGCTGATCCAAATAGTCCTTTTTTGTTTAGTGAATTTTACAGAGACAATGACATACCTGTTCCTACATATACCTTGTCTAGTTCTGCCAGTGAGGTAGATGAAGGCGGTAATGTTACAATCAGTTTAACTACTGTATATGTCAACAGCGGCACATCAGTAGCATATACTATCACTGGTGTTAGTGCAAGTGATATTGATATACCACTTACTGGTAATTTTGTAGTTGGTACATCAAATACTGTTACTATTAATTTTACAGAAGACGAAACACTTGAAGGTGCTGAAACACTAACACTATCTTTAGATAATGGTGAAGACAGTGTCAGCATTACTATAAATGATACAAGTACAGAACCACCACAAGTTGATTTAAGTCTAGCTACAACACCTGTAGTTGTAAATGGGGTAAACAGTTTACAAGAAATACTAGTAAGCGATTATGCATTACCAGGAGAAACACTAGTAATACCTGCTGGTTGGTGGATTTGGTCAGACAATACTAGTGTTGGTGCTATAACAATTGATATACCTTGTAGTATCATTAATAACGGAAATATTATAGGACGTGGTGGCGACGGTGGCGGCGGTACTGGAAGTGTCAATGACGGATCTGCTGGACAAGCAGGTGGTCCTGCTATTGTAAACACCACAGGTATAAACATAGACATCACTAATAACGCAGGTGCATATATTGCCGGAGGCGGCGGTGGTGGTGGATCTGGTGCTTATGGTGCTGGTGGAGGTGGTGGTGCCGGAGGCGGCCACGGCGGCGCAGGTAGCTATAATGCTCCAAGTCCAACCAATCAACCCGGTGGTGCTGGTGGCACACTTAATAGCGTAGGCGGTGCAGGTTCAGGTGGTAAAGATGCACCTGCAGGTGGCGGTGGCGGAGCAGGCGGCGGCGGTGGACCTGCTACTGGCTGGTTTGGCGGCGGCTCTGGCGGCGGTGGCGGTGGTGGTCGTATCCTGCCAGGTACAGGCGGTGCCGCTCGTACAGCTAGCTCTGGTGGTTCAAACTTAACTGGCGGCGCAGGTGGTAGTGCAGGAAACGCTGGTTCTACTGGTTCTGCTGGACACGGTGGTGGTGGCTGGGGAGCAGCTGGTGCCAATGGCGGCGCAGGTGGTGCTGCATGTTC